CCAGCCACAACATCTATACCATAAATAGTTAATGACCCACTCACTTTACCTCTGTTCTCACTCTTTAGCCTACTCTTTAGCACACGTAAAGCCTCAGCTCTACTCTCAAAATGTTCATCTACTTTTAGTACAGGGCTACCTGTACCAACCCTTACACTTTTTACACTGTTCTCTTTAGTATCCCAATACTCTGTTATAGCAGAGCCGTAAATAGTTCTATTATTAAAATCTACAACGGGACCATCTCCGTAACATTCTGCTACATCTATTATGTGTGTATTTGTTTTATCTCTACTAACAAAAATCAACTCATTTTTTTTTATCTTAAATATGGCATTGCTGTCTTTTGCAAGTCGTGTCAAAAAATGAATGTCGTTTTCATTTTGTTGCAGTAGGTATTCTAGCGAACCCTCTACATTGCATCGAGACTTTAAGCCCTGTCTGGTTGCTATCTCTTCAACTATTTTTTTTATACTTTTAGCTTTATATACTGTGTTGTTTTTTTCTTTTAGACCATTATTAAAGTTTGCACTTGTGGCTTTTATGGTCGACTGAAATGCTCCTACCGTTACACTCTGCACTACAAAAGTTCCAACATGCCAAACATTCGAACTGGCATAACCAAGCCACAGTTCTGCTGTATCGGTAAACTTTACGATGTCCCATTTTCCAGCTATCTTTATATCTAAACTATCAGCTTGGTCTCCATCGTTATCGGTGTAGGTCATAGATGCAGAGTTTTCATACATCTTTGTTGTTACGTCAGCCCCGTTAACAACAAGCACATAAATAGGATCTATACCTACCATAGCGTACTCGCTTCCACCTCTTTTACATTTTCCTTTACATAAAAAGGCAACATTATCTCTATACCTTGTGGAAGAAAAACATCATACCCAATCGCTTCTATATTTCGTTCCAACACTTCTTCAAGATAATTTAAATGACCATACTCCTCAAACACTATTTCATCTAATCTTTTGTTTTCTTGCATAATGACTACTGTTTTATGCCCTATTTTCATTTTTATCCTTGCGTAGGAAGCGATTTAAGCCGTTTTTAGAGTTGTAATCGTACTCTAACACAACAAACACGCTTATTTTAGTTTCCATAAAACTCTTCCATTCTGATTGAAAATATTTTGCGAACCTCGGCACCGTTGTCGAGTAAAATATCTCTATCTATCGTGATATTTAGTATTACAACCCTAAAAACACGAGCATGAGCCAACACAACAAACACAACAGGTAGCTTTTGCTCTGCTATGGAAACAAGTCTATCAAGAGCATAGACTTTTTTCAAAATGAGCGTACCCTCAATGTCTATAGGATGCGAAGTACCATTCTTTTTCATGTATATTGGGTTGTTGTATAAACGCTCGTTTTTACTCCAACCAAAATCAAAACTCTCTTTTACTCTTTGATAAGAAGCCTCGCCAATTTCAAATAAGAAGTTATCTATCATTGCCAACATTAATTATACATCCTTCTGCTTTGTTGCTCTCTACTATCGTCTCTTATGGCTTTTTTTACTTTTTCTTCTACCTCTTTTAAAAAAGCCTCTTTGTCCATGTCGTTATGAATGTGTGTATCTCCAAAATTCATATTAACAACAATGTTTTTAGTATTAGTCGGAGTAGGGTTTCCATCATAATTTAATATATTATTACGCTTATTTAGAACATTTTCTTGTGTCTTAAAAGTTCTATTACTTAAAATTGGTAATGGTTTTGGTGATTGTATAGCAGGGTTAGCCACGACCAGTTGACTACCAATAGCCATACCAGTACTACCAAGTATAAGGGCTTTTTTTACTTTTTTAGTAGTGTTGTTTACAGCTTCTAAAAGAGGTTTTTCGTTTAATCCACCTGCTACTGTTTCGAGTAGCTTTATTTTATGAATATCGCTCAATGCCCCAGTTTTTGCAGGAGAGAATGGGAAAAAGTCTCTTATGCTCTTAGTTATGTCACCAACTTTTTTAACCAGCTTTTGCCATGTGGCACTCATGCCATCTATTACAGACGTTATTATTTTTTTACCTGCATCAGCCAAAGAGAAATTTTGAAAAAAATTCATAAGCCCATTCCATTTAGCCGAAACGAACTCTATGGGATTCCATGAAACAATACTTTTTAAACCCTCCCACGCATTACCAAGTAGATTTTTAGCACCTGTACCAATACCACTCACAAAGCTTACAATAGTTTGCCAATTATTAACAAGTAATCCCAAAGGAGACCAGTTAAACAAAGTTTTTATCCCTTCCCACGCACCACTAAATACACTCTTTACACCATCCCACAATGAGCTAAAAAAACCACTAACAGGCTCCCAATACTCATAGAGTAGATAAGCAGTCCCTGCTATCGCTGTCACAGCCAAACCTATAGGATTTAAAAGCATAGCACGACCAACAGTAGCCACAACAGCACCCAGCATTTTTACCCCACCAACAGCCAAAGTAGAAGCGATACCATAAGCCTTTGTAGCTACAGTATTAAGAATCAAACCACCTCTAAAAACATTTAGAAGTATGGACGTACGAACCAATCCAGCCTTTAAAAAGCTAAGAGCAAAACCAAGTGTAGCACCACCTACAGCCAAAGCCACAAACCCACCAACGGCTCCACCCACATATTTACTAAGTGTAGGAAACTCTGTAATGAAAGAACCAATACCATTGCTCACTTTTTTAAGAGCTGTTCCAATGCCATTTATTGCAGGTAAAAACAATGTACCCAAATTGACACCAATAGAGCTAAAACTGTTACTTAAAAGTTGTAGGCTGTTTGCTGTAGTCTCACTTCGTGCTTGAAACTCTCTCTCAATAGAACCACTAAAATGCTTCTCTTCATTTACATCTTTCATCTTTTTCAAATAAGTATCGATCCCACCTGTAATACTCAAGATGCTCTTAGCCTCATCTTTCCCTACAAGGTTACTTAGCACGTCCTGCTGTGTTGCTTTATCAACCTTTTTAAGATTCTGTAGAAGCTTTATAAATGCTTCATCAATATTATTTTTAATATTCATACCAAAACGCTTAGAACTCATGCCAAGTCTTTTAAATGTTTTGTCCATCTTGGTTGAGTTAAAATCAAGCTTTAACAAACCATTAATGGTTTTGGTTATACTCTCAGTAGAGACATCGAGCTTTAACTTATAGTCTTTGACATCTTGGAGTTGACCTAAAACTTTTTGAGCTTTCTCGGCTCCAAACAGTTGAGTAGTTATTTTTAGCTGTTTGGCTTCATCCATGCTTTTTATGGACTTTAGAAACTCATCTATAGCACCATCTTCATCTTTGTCGAGCTTGATTTTAAACTTTTTATCATCTATTTTAAGCTCTTGAAAAACTTCCCATATCTTATCATTTTTAAAATCCAAATTATCAAAAGTAGCTGCTAAATCTTTTATGGCTTTTTCGGACTTTTTCGGACTCAAAGACAATCGTACAAATGATTCGCTAAGCACATCTATCTTAAATGCCTTAGAATTCACATCGACCAATTTTAAAGCTTTTTTATACTCATCCAAAGAATCCACTAATTTTAATATTTTAGGGGAGTGGTCTTTTCCAAAAATATCAATGGCAATCGCTGAACGATTAATCTTATCAACTTTCTTTAGTCTCTCAAGAAAATTCATCAATGCACCACTCGCATTAGCTTTTATCTCATTTTTAAAGTACTTGGTGCTAAGCCCCAAAGTACTAAAAGCTTTTTTTGCTTTTTTAGAAGCTCCTCCAATGTTGTTCAACTCCCCCAAAAGAGAGTTTATCCCTGTTGCTGCATTCTCAGGTTCTTCTCCTAGTGCAATGAACGTATCGACTAAGGCAGTTGTTTTGATAGCACTCATACCAAAGGAATTTGCTATCCCTCCAACTTTTTTCATAGCTGTTATCATCTCAGAAGCCTTGGCAGATGTATTGTTGCTCAAATGGTTAATCGCATCCCCAACACGCTTTACGCCATCAAGGTTCAGCTTGAAGATGTTTTTCATCTTACCCACAGCTTCACCTGTGTCACTTGCTTCCATGTCCCATGCCACAGACATTTTGGCTGTAAGGGTGGTGTAGTTAAGCAAGTGTTTGTCTTTTATGCCTAGTTGTGCCATCTCTGCACTAATTGCCAACAATTGTTCACGAGCCATAGGCATCTTGTTATTACTCAAATCAATAATCTTATTACCAAAGTTCGCAAGACCTTCATCATCAAAAGAGGTAACTTTTTTTACATTTGCCAAAGAGCTTTCAAAGTTTATCGCTGTTCTTAATGGGATAACTACAGATGAAGCAAGAGCTACCGTTTCCATAATTTTATTTTTAAACTCATCACGGTTTGCCACGATGGCTTCTATCTTTATTTTAGATTTGTTTATAGAATTTATAACACCATCAATCTTAGAAATTTTGCGATTGGTCTTTTCAGCTTGAGTCTCTGCTTCTTTTAACTCTTTCGTTATCTCCAACTTTTCACTGTTTAGAGTATCAATCTCTTTTTGAGTCTTTTTTATTTCAGCATTGACTTTCTCATTAGCTTCTTTAATCTCAGTTAACTCATCTTTCAACTCTATTTTTTCAGATGAAAGTTTAGTAATGTTTTTATGGGTTGTATGAAGACTTCTATTGAGCTTTTTAAGCTCTTCTTCATCCGTAGTAGCTTGAATTCGTAATTTAATTAAATTCTCTTTGTCTCTAAGTTTATCAATTCTATCATCAATTTTTCCAATGGAATTATTAAGCTCATCGACTTTTGTTTTATTTAATTCAAGAGAGAGTTCTACTTTTTTTTGCTTCAAGAGGTCAAGCTTAGTGGCAACGCCATCAAGCTTTTCTGAAAGTTTTATAACATTTTTATCTTTAGCAATCAGATCTATTTTTTTAGTACCAAGATTGTCTACCAACTTTCCAATAGAGCTTGTTTTTTTTGACAATGAATTTAGTCCACCTATCGCTGCACCAACACTAGCACCAATCGCAATACTCAATTCAATTGTTTTCAACTTTTTATCCTTATCTTTTGGCTATACTAGATGGAAGCTTTCTCTACTTTTTGGGAGCATTGGCTTTTTCAGCTATCTCATAAAAATATTCTATCTCATCCATTGTCATATCCAACATATCTTGAAAAGAGAAATGAATATGATGACCAATCATTGACATCATATTCATAATACTCTCCCAAGAGATTACATAAAACCCTCAACTACCCCAAAGATATATTTTAAAACATTTTTATAATCCAATGCATCAAAATCTTCATCTGAAAAAGCTTCCAACTCACGACAAAGAACACGAGCTAATTGATATGTAGGATACGCTTTCGTTGCCCCTACAAGTCTCATGTCTCTACCTGTGGGTCTCCTAAAATTTAACTTTAAATACTCTTTTCCATCAATTATAATGGCTTCATCTAAATATGCAGTCATTTCATTGGAGTCTCGTAATTTTTTAAACTCTTCCCACTCAACTCTCTTTTTATCATCTGCTTTAAGTGCAAACAGTTCTTGTTCTAAATCTTTTTCATTTGCCATCGTTCTCTCCTTAACTTGTTACATAATTACGAGAATGAGCCAATACGTCTGTAATTCCGTCTGGTCTACAAATGCCTCTTGGCTTATCAATTTCACATACTTTAATACCGTTAATTCGCTTAATAAATACGTGGATAGAACCCATCTTAATGGTCACTTCTTTTTTCTCTCCACGCTTCATTTTATCCCCAGAGATAGAGCTTATTTGTCCTTCTATCTCAAATTCAACACCTGTTGTTTCATTAATTTTCCCTTGGCTAAGTGCCTCTTTTAAGCGAATTTTTCCACTGTTTAGTTTTGCCATCTCGTAATGAATCAACGGATCAACACCACCAACCGTAAATTCAAGCTCCATATTTTCAACAGCCCCATAGTAATATGTCAACTTCCCAGCCGAAGAGCTGTCCGACTCTACCCCTGTCATTTCAATATCGGGAATGCTCACTTCTGTAGTTATCCCAATGAGAGAAAATCCATTAACAAAAACGTTAAAATCAACACCCATATACTCATTTCGTCTATATGTTGCCATTATGCAGCCTCCAATATCTTATATGCCAATTGACTGTAATCACTTGTTCGATTAAGTGTAATCGTAATTTTACGAGCCTTTGGCATCTCCTGAAAATTAATAATAAACGCAAACTCACCCAAATCTACATTTGAGTTTTCTTCATCTATTTCCAACTCTCCACCGAGCAAAATACTACGAGACACCAGCTCCCGAACATACGCATCAAGTGAACTTTTAGCAACGCTAAGTTCTCCCAAATCTTTGTCAATGTTGTCTCGAAGTGCCAACCTAATCTGACGAATAGCCACGTCAACTAAACGTACTCGACTTCCATCTTGCCAAATAGGGTCAGTACTGCATGTGTAGTCGCTTCCCCAAGGTCTCAATCCACCATTTCGCACCACGCACCACACCTGATTCTGACTATACGCATCAGCTTCATCAGCCCCATCATGATGGTCGGCAATGTTTTTTGCAGAAGTCATTGCAACAGGTCTGTTGGACAAACTAGCAAACCAACCAGCCCCCTCTTTTCCATCAAGATAAGCTCTTTGCATTGCCAAAACAACACCACCATCGTAAAACTCATTTGCTTTTGTATCGGTATTGTAGTTCTCAAACGGAGTATTGATAATACTGACTCTATCGGAAGAGAGTTTCCCTCTAAACAGATTCGCAGTAGAAGCATCATGGGCATCAATATCATAAAAGCTTCGACTTTTCAAATACTCATTCACTACTCCAAGTTGCACAGCCAAATCTGCATCAGCACTCAAATCAGCAACAGCAACAATATCAGGATTTACATCAAACTCTTTTTGAACATTTTTTAGTCTATTTGTTGCTTCAATAATGTTAGATTTCAAATTATTTGCATCTTCATCATTTTCAGCCATTGAGATAACTATAGGCACGGTGGTTGGAAAGTTGTTTTCAAAAAGAGTCAAATATCGCTCCCAATTCCCTCCTTTAAACCGTGCATCATTCTTGAAAAAAGCTAGTGCCTTTCTAGGACTATCGAAATAATAAAGACCTGCAACAGCAGAGGTCAAAACCAATGCTATTGGAAAGCTACTCGCACTATAGATAGGTGTCTTCGAGGCACTTGTTCTCTTTCCTTCTATTCCTCGTATCATTGACATTTTTCTACCTCACCAAACCATAAAATTTTTGTAAAACAATACGAATCTCTTTTGTGTATGCTTTTGCATCAGCATACAAAATCTCTACTACTTCTCTATTTGCATCTCTCCAGAGAAATGATTCTCCATCATCTAGTGTTGATACTCCAGAAACAAACATTTGAGCTGTTTCTAAGTTGAACCAAAGTTTGCCATCTTGAGTTGTTGTGCCTATTTTTAGCATTGCGTCTCGCTTATTTTTTTCATCAATATTTTTTCTTACGAGTTCCTGTTCTACTCTGTATTTTTCATTTTCTTCTTCTGTTATAGATAATATTGTATCTATAGATATAGAACCATCTTTTTCCAGCTCAAGCAATTCTGGATTTTGTTTGATTAATTCTTCTCTTGCCATCTTTTTATCCTTCTACTATGTTTTGGATTGGATCTTGTGTTGGTATAATGGTAAAAGAACCACAAGTGTTATTTACATACTCTTGCATGTGAACTGTTGGAACATAAGGAAATCCATTCGCACTAATGTGATATGTAGTTTGCCCCCGAAGCCAAAGTATTAGTCCTGCATAACTATGCCACATATATTTTCCTATGAATGTGTTAATAGCTTGTTTAAATTTCACAATCTCAAGAAAATCGGAGCCATGACCGTTATTCGACATGTGAAAATTTGCTTCAAAGTGCAGGGAACCCCACCAATTGCCATGAATATTATTGTTTAAATGTATGTTAGAACGGTTGACGTTCAATATAGTTTTTGTTTGACACCAATCAATATCCTTAAATCGCACAGGATAAAAAGTGTTTTTTTCTGTCTCAAACTTCTCTCCTGTTGCATCTACTGTTCCAATAAAAAGTGAATGGTATTTTCTTCCTCGGAAGTTGTTTTCCGCATTTAGGATAAAATCATCAACTTCTTTCCCTTTCCCCTCAATAAACGCCGTACGCTTATCATACTCCGCTGTATACTTCTTTAGGTTCAGCGTTTCCAAGTCAATCAACTCAGCAATTTGTGTTTCAAAACTCATTTTTTCTCCTTATTATTAATTAAAATGTTTGTTATACGTGTTATCCCAAGTGCGTTGGATACAAGTGCTAATTTCGTCATGTTATCACATTTTGTAATTGCACCTTTCACCTCACTTGTTAGGTTCAATACTACATTGCTAAGTCTCGTAATTGACAAACCCATGCTCAAAAATTCAGTAGAATAATTAAGTGTAAGGTCTACACCCATATCCACCACTTCAATTTTGTCTAATCCAACATCAACTAACTGCAAAGAATAACCAAACAAAAACTTGTTAATCTTCGTTTTCTCTCCAAGCCGAATAGTCGGGTGCGACCAAACGGCAAACAGCGTTCCATCATCTAAATAGAATCCTATCTCATTTACCCAGTAGCTTTTGTCATTATCAATTATTGCACCGAAATTAATTAGAAAGTTTTCTGGGTCAATTTTGCTAGAAAGAATTGGTATTCTATCTTTTTCATTTTGCAAGGTTGTTTGATTCTCGTTTGGTGTGTACGCACCATCACCCACAGCGATGTGAGTAATTTTAATTTTTACGCCCCCTAACTCCGCATTAAAGGCTTTTTGCTTACCATGTTGCGTGGTAACTGCTATTAGTTTTTCAGACATTGCTTTGTCCTCCTATTACAAGTAAATTTATATTTCCAACTATACACATCTCATTGTCCACCTCCTGTTTAGATTTGGTTGCACCCATAACTGATGCTGTGTTGATCATAGAGAAGTTTGAAACCTCTGCTATAGTTGAATGGTTTGCTACTTTAGATTTGTTGGTTGCACCTATAACTGATGCTGTGTTGATCATAGAGAAGTTTGAAACCTCTGCTATAGTTGAATGGTTTGCTACTTTAGATTTGTTGGTTGCACCTATAACTGATGATGTGTTGATCATAGAGAAGTTTGAAACCTCTGCTATAGTTGAATGGTTTGCTACTTTGGTACTATTTTGTCCTAGATCTTTTTGTAGAAGTTGCGTGACCGAAAAATTAGAGACTGCTGATACCTCTTGATTGTATTGAGCTTTCAGGAGCAGTTCAAACTTACTTCTAACATTCTTGAAACGACCGACAAACTCTATTAGTCTCTCTTGAGTTGCAGAGTCTAAAACAACACTGCTACCTGAATCCAGCATCTTTTCCACACCAGCCACCACGGTGAAGCTATATGGCTCTTTGGTCAAAAAGATAGAAAATGGGTCATCCACCTGCTCCCACCACTCCACCACCTCACCTTCTACACCTGCAATCCGAATAGCCTTGGTAATCGCCCATTTTGTACCAATATGCTTGTGCAAATCTTTTGCTTCCACAATCAGCTGACGCTTTTCAGCCACTTCTAGTTTGTTGTCCCAAAATGGTACTTGCCATACCTGGGCAAGATAGGGAAGTATCTTTTCATTACAGGTCATAGGGTCAAGCTCTAACAAATAGGCATTGTTTGGTATGCTCTTGCGTGTGGCGATGTCAAATGTCTTTAAGTTGTTTTTTTCTGCAAGAGGAAGTAGTGTTCTACTCATCACGACTCCATTCAATCCGAATATTAGAGCTTCCTAAAATCAATACTTCATCTATCTTTGCAACTACTTTTGATTGAGGAGAATGAAGTTCAACTTCACAAACACCTTCTCCATGCAAGATGTCATATATTCGAGAAAGAGGAACATCTTTCCCGATAACTCGTTCTGTTTTCAAATCATCCACTTTCTGTAGAATTTTTTCAAAAAAAACCTCTCTATCAATATATTTTTCGAAATAGATTGTGGCTTCAATGGTATAGGTTCTCTCTTTAGCTCCCTGCACAACAAGATTGTCTGTTATGGGTTTTATTTTTTCATCAAAAAGTTTCTTTTTTACAGACTCCTCTATTGCTGTAGAAAAAGGATAGACGACAACATAAACCGTTGCATAACTTGCCAAGAAGAAATAGAGCAATGCCTCTATCTCCTCTATTTTTTTGCCAAGAAATCTTTCTGAAACATCTCCTATGCGTTGTTCCTTTCGGAAAACAACAGCATCTAGCACATCTTCATGAGCTGACTTGGCAAAATACAAATAAGCCCATTTCGACCCCGTTGTAGTAGACTGCTCCAAAGAATAGAGCGAACGAGAAAGAAAATCTTTGTCCGACTCATTGTCAAATCTGACCGTTCCGTAATTTGTTAAGCACAGATGATCCAAATCGGCATCATTTGCATAAGTGACCAAAGATTTTTTTATTTTTTCATTCAGCATCACATCTTTATGTAACGCTTCATAGGCATAGGCTTCAATAAGCATCATAAGAGAATCACTCTCTCTTAGATTATAGTTCTCATCTACTTCTTCAATATAAGAAATCAGTCTCTTTTTGTACGCATCAAAACTTAGTTCATCAACAATTTTTGGAGCAGGTAGATTCCTTAAATCTAAACTGTTAAACATTAAACTCTACCTCCATTTTGTTTTTGAATTTCATAAATATGCTCACGCTTCCTTCTGTAGTCTTTATATCATCTATCACAATATCAACTGGCTCAAAGTCACTGTCCCAAAGTTTTTCATTTTCATCAAAAAAACACTCGAACAGATACTTCTTTAATTTTATTTTCCATACCAAATCAATATTTTTATCTATCAATTCATGAAAACTGCTTCCGAAATATGGTAGCATCACACGTTCTCCAGGAATAACTATATTTCCATCATCATCAAGTATCGGACCTCTTGTAAAAACCAATCGCTTAAATCGTTCTTCTATGGCATCATAACTCTTTTTCTGAGCTAAGTTTTCTCCTTTTCCTAAAACACGAGAAGAGAATGTTTTTTTAGAGATAGATGAAGTGTTTGTTTTATACTCCACAAAATTTCTAATGTGGAGAAAAATGTCATTAAGATAAGCCATGCTATTAGCTCCCTCAATAACTAATCCCTCTATCTCTTGCATATTGCCTCTTATTCTACAGCTTCTACAGCGTAGGAACGGCAAAAATAGTTTTCGCTGTGTTGGCTGTTGACTGCATAACTTCAGCTGTTTTGTTTGCACCATTGACAACCAAACCAATCAAGTGGTTGAGTGTATCTTCAATGATTGAAACACGCGTGGTTAATAGACCCAATGCTGTTTGAACACCAGAAATCAACTTTGCACCATCGTTGCTAACGGATGCAATGGCTTCGGCTAAAGTAGTACCCAATGAAATTCTGTCTTGCTTTTCTTGATTGAGCTGAGTAAAGAGTGTTACGATATTGCTTTCAGTAATGTTAACTCTTCCACCCATAGCATTAATTGCTGTTTGCATATCAATTCTAATTTGACCAAGATTCAATGCACCGTCTTCTGTACCATCCCAGCCATCAAGGATTACCTTTAACGCTGACAATGCTTCAACATCGATATCAAGAGCATCTTTTACAGCTTTATCTCCAGCTTGAAATGCCGTTGTAAGCTGTGTATTTGTTACAGTATTTTTTTCATCAATGTAGAGCTTAATTGCTTCAAATGTTTGTGAAAATGAAAGACCTGTGGCGTTAATCTTTTGAAACAATTGTGTTTCAGTTAGTTCAATGGTATTGAGAGCCATTTTCTTCTCCTGTGTTTATTTATTGTGCTATTGCACTTTTTAGTACCAAGATTTGGTATTAAAAAGTAGAATAGTTATAAACTTTTTGTCACTGTCGAACCCATGGTATGAGGTGCTTTAGTAAAAGGGCAAATACTTTTCTCTGTAATGACACCCAATCCACCTATGCCACCAAGCTCTATAGAGCCACTCTCTACTATTACTTTTTCTGCTTTAACTGTTACATTTTTAACTTCTATGATTATCTTACAATTACCCTGTACCGCTAAAACACTCTCTTTGGTAGAATAACTTAGCTTCGTACCATCCTCATATTCAATCACCTCAGTATCTTTATCTGCATCAAGAGGTTCTTTTAGATTTTTCCAAAAAATCCCACGAAAAATAAAACCTTTATTGGCATTTCCAAAAGGGAAAATTGCAAGTACTTGCTCATTCTTACGGATAGGTATCCAATGCCTTTTGAAAGAGTTTGCAAAACTCACAACAGGGAATTCTATACTTTCATCATCTCCAACTTTTACCGTTGCTAATGCTTTGGTTTCGTTTGGAGTCACTATCGAGGTGATTCGTACAATGTTTTTAAGCTTTCGCTGTAGTTCTGCAATACCAAAAAACATTATATGCTCCACTTATCGGCTGTATAGTCAATCTCAAAGAGCATAACCCCTTGAACATACTGATACTCACTGCTTTCAGCGTCTAACTTTGTTTTACGAAGCCTTCCATAAAAACACATCTCTTCTACAGCATCCCTAAACTTCCATGAGACCTGATTCATAAGCATTCTCACTTCCCTTGCAACATCATCTGAGACTTTTCCACTATGTATAACAACAATCTCCACGCTAAGAGTATGTCCAGAGTCATCATCTAAAATAGCGTCATAATCTTTCATTATGATCGCTGGAAACTCCTCATCATCAAGAGGACGACCTAGCCAATGAAAATATTTAACATCCTCAAAAAGCTTTAGATGTTTTTCTACTATGTCTACTATCTGCTGTCTCATTATATTTTTTCTAAAAATATACGAATCAAATCAATGCTCTCATCATCGGTATGAGTTTTGTTGTACTCTTTCCCATCAATGACCAATACCGAACGATGCTTAATCATCTCTTCTATCTCTTGTGTTACCAAAATAGAGGGTTGGTGACCTACTATTTCATTATCAATAATAAATTCAGACTTTAAATCAAAGATGGCAATAAATGTTTCAGGCTCATTGTCATCTAAGAGATGTGTTATTTTTGTTCCAAACTCATCTTCATTGAAAAAGACTTCATTTATATCATCATCAAGCATCTCTTTAAAAGTCATTACTTAAACTTTTTGACTCTTCCAGACTTCTACCCATTCAACTTAAACAAAATCTCTGTTACACCTGATTCTTTGGCTTCAAGTGCTATTCCTAGAGGTGTATTGGTTGTGCCTTTTACTTTTGTAGCCTGTTTACCATCCCAGTAAAGTAAATCACCAAGTTCAATCACATCATCAGCTTTTATTACCTCATGATATGTTTTGCTCATCGCTACTGCAATGGTATCTCCTGCTACACCTGTACCAAGTGCAACACCACAACGATTTTTAAGAGGGACAATGTCCCCTACTTTAGTATCTTTAGAAAGAAGAACATCAATAACCTCACCATCTTTATGTAAAGTTGCCATTACGCTACTCCTTTATTTTTAGCCATACCACGATAGTCAGTAGCAGATACACCAAAATCAAGCTCTACGTTAAACTCAATACCATCAAGACCTTTGTTTGTCATCTCAACGATTGGCATATTCCCTGTGTTTCCAGCCAAGAAACCAACTGCAATGGTTCTTGTTTTGGCTGCTAAGATGTAGGCATCTTTTAGCCTTTGCTCTTCAACCAATGTATAAAGATTGTTAAATGGATTAACCACACCTGCATTTTTACCATCAATTGAAGCTGTACTTCCAAGGAGCTTACGAGCTGTTAATCTGTTTTTTCTACCGACCAATAAAAACTCTGGAGTAATGTTCAGTGCAATCTCTTCTTTACCATCGGTATAGACCTGTTCACCCATCATAGTATCAAGTTTTTCAAGTGATTCTTCGCTTAAAGTAGCAGCCGTTCCTAAGTTGTTATGATCAGCATGGAAAATTGCTTTTGAATCTCCCATCTTGTAGTTTTTGTACAGACCTTCACCTAAGAGCATATCATACACATGTGTGTTGATTGTTCTTTTTGCTTTGTCGATGAAATCTTTAATAATGCCAAGCAATGCTCCAATATCATCATTTATGAGCATTTGTCGTGTAAAGAGTAACTTTTCACCATATGATTTTATTGCCCAGCTTCTACCATTCTCTTCAAAAGTTACATGCTTACGCTCACCTTTTTCTTGGACTTCATCAAAAGTACCTAAAATGCTTTTACGTTCGATGTACTGCTTTGGTCTAAAGTCAGTAAAGTACTCTGTTTGTGTCCAGATCTGGTAAGTTGTTGCTATCTCATCCCAACTCTGCTCTAAAACTCTTTGAGATGTAGACAAAAGAAGATTTGGAAAGGCTGCTGTCGTCATGGCTCTTTTTACGATGTCCTCACGATTAAAATTATCAGGTTGACCTCCCAGTACACGTGCAATGTCTAAAAGAGAAGCTGATGAATAACGTGCTACATTATCATGAGGACTATTCAAGTTAAATCCAGCTCTCATAAGTAAAGAGTCTGAAACAGCTCTTGCTATCTCTTCTGACTCATTTCCTGACTCTTTACCTCGTTGAAAACCAACACCTACTTGTTCTGTTCTCTTCATCTCAAGCAACTCCTTTGCAAAATCATTTTCAGTTTTATTTGTATCGTTGAGATGTCTTTTTAAGACTTCATTCTCATCTTCAATATTATGATGACGTGCTAAAGCAGTGATTTTGTCTTTTCTATCACGTTCGAAAGCCTTTCTTTTTAAGTCTTTATTTTCAAGTTTCAATGCTTCATTTTCAAGCTTTTCCTGTTTACTCATCAAAGTAGTACTTTGTATTTCTCTTCTAATCTCTTCTAAACTCACATCATCTCCTATGTTTAAATTTCTGTTGACCCCTGCATTTGTATCAGCACCCATGACAACCAAAGAAGCCTCTAAAAGCTCCCATTTGGTAACATTCACCTGAGTAACTTTGTCGTTTTCATCACGAACCTCAGACTTTTCTATAATTCTTCCGCCAACGCTAATCTCATCGAGTGTTTTTTCTATTACCATTTGCCAAGGCACTTCAGCGTCAGGGTTTGCTTTTGAGAAAATAGCATCTGCTTTTAACTTTTTATCTTCGATTCTAATGTTTTCAATTCGACCAATCGGTAATGAATGGGCATGGTGGTTTAACAAGAGTTTCACTATCTCTCTATTCACCACAACGCTGTCATCTGTATGCACTAACACTTGTGGGTAACAGTCTGTTTCATAGTTACGTCTGTTCCACTCACACATGGTTACGGGTGCTTCGGTACTAATAACAATAGGAACTCTACGTTCCTCTTCATTAATGGTCGCATCATCATCAACCGTTGCACCACGAAAAATCATATTTTCGTTAGGCTTCATTTTTTTAGGCACTTTTAAACTCCTCTTGTGTAATTATTCCTGCCTCTTCTAGCAGTTTGTTTTCTTTTTTCTTTTGCTCTATTACTTCGTTTAAATCTTTACCACGTGAACCCAGCACGTCTTCGTAAGTAATTAGCCCTAGAGCTAACTCTTTTTCTATTGCTTTAATATCTTGAAGAGGGTTAACCCACTCCCTTTTAGGGGCTATCCATCTTGGTTGCTCAAAATAGTCTTGATTCTGATAAAACATAAAGGGTGAAATAGGTAAATTACCGGCTAAGACATTGGCTTCCAACCATGCTTTAAAGATGGGTGTAAGCACATAACGAGCCATAA